CCTTTATGACTTATTATAAACACATTCGTGTCAGAAGTCAACTGATGAATTATTTTTAGGAATTCATCTGTACCATTATAGTCAAGAGAGGAGTCAAATACTTCGTCCATGATCAGTAGATTAGTCGATACAGAATTACGAAGCTTCGCAACAGCACGCCATGTAAATAGTAGCGACAAGTCAATACGCATCTTCTCACCTTCTGAGAATGAATCATATTTAAATACATCTCTATATCTTGACTTGATCTGCTCTTCGAATTGCTCGTTAAGTTCAAACTGTACAAAGAAATCCATTTGAGCAAGATACTTATTAATCAGCTTATTCATAATAGGAATATACTGCTTAATAATTTTTGTTTTAATACCGGTATCTCGTAGAAGAGTAGCTGCTACATCTAGAAGCTTCTTCTGCTCAGATAATTCGTTTTTAAGATTAGCATATTCTTCTAGCTTATCTTTATACTTGTTTAGATTCTCTTCTGAGTAAGTATCGTTTGAGTCTTGAAGAGACTGCACTTCCTTTTTGAGATCTTTTATCATCTGCAAATAGGTTGTAACTTTAGTATTATATTCAGTAACCTGGGCATTTAGATTCTGAATATCACCTTGTACAGCACTAATCTCTTCAAGTCTCTTAACGACACTAGTATGTTGTTTCTCCAGTGCTGAAATTGCACCTGTGACCTCTTGAGCCTTATCTTGCACATCACCTATAATAGACGATTTGTGGTCATGTGCGATGCCCTGCTTGCAGGTCGGGCAGTCGTCGTTGCCCTCGAAGAAATCAACCTCTTTACGCAACTGCTGTAGTTTAAGTTGTAGCTTAGACTCAACAGATGCAATATCTGATCTCTTTTTATTAATAGTATCGATATCAGATATGGAATGCTGTTTATCTTTTATCTCATTTTGAGCATTTTCTAGACGAGTATTTAATTCGTCAATAGCATTAGAATACTCAACACCCTTCGATACTTTCTGCTTGATGATTTCATCATTAGAGGCTTTTGCCTTCTTGATATAATCTTCTTCAACTTGGATAAGTGAAGTGTTATGAGTTATCTGATAATCAGCTTCTGTTAACTCAGTCTTATTGACAGTCAATAGATCTTTCAATAGACTGTTCATAGTAGAGAAGATATTAATATCTAAAAGATCCTCAATAACCTCTCTTCTATGTCCTGACGGCAGCTGCATAAAAGGAGTAAACGATGCAGAGCCTAAGATAACAATCTGACAAAACGATTTAAAGTTTAGCTTTAGAACACTACGCTCAAGATATTCTTGATACTCTCTCGCATCAGCATTCTGGTTCAGAAGGTTACCGTTTTGATAGATCTCAAATACATTAGGTTTAATACCTCTTACTACTTTATAGTGATGCTTTGAGATTTGAAATTCTAGCTCAACAACAGTATCTTTTTTATTGATAGTGTTGACGAGTAATGGTTTGTTAACCTTACGGAATGGTTTACCGTAAAGAGAGAAGCATAGTGCATCGAGGAGAGTGGACTTACCTGATCCATTCTCACCTATAATTAACGTTGATTGATTACGTAGGAAATCAATCTCAGTAAAAGCGTTGCCGGTTGAAAGGAAGTTCTTCCACCGGATCTTCTTAAAAACAATCATGCATTATTCCTGAGCTAATGCTTCAGTATAGAGCGTCCTCATTAAAGAATCAAGCTTTTTCTTATCTACCGAAACGTCAAGCTGGTCGATATATTTGTTTAGTATAGTAATAGTATCTTCAGCTTCATTAACAATATCATCGTCATCTTCTAGATTGAGATTGAGATGATCTTCAACTACTTGTATATCTACAGTACCGGCTTTCTCTAGCCTCTCGATGAACATATCAAACCAGTAAGGGTTAGTTTTATTTGTCACAATAACCTTTACAAGTCCATCATGGTAGATGTTAAAGTCTCTTGCTAGTACATCATCCATTTCTTTATTAAGATCATCATACCAAACTTTATGAAAGATCTTATTAGGGTTCTCGATATATTCTACTTCTCTACTATCTGTATCATATACATGAAACCCTTTTTGATCACCGAAATCGGTCCATGTCATTTCGTACTGAGTACCAAAGTACATAATATTACCTTGCTCAGATTTGAGGTGAAAGTGACCAGAGAAGACTCTATCAAACTTATTAAATAGAGATGCTTTTAAACCATGATCATTAAAATGACCTCTATGCATCTCAAAGCCTTGTAACTCTAAATGACCGAATACTACTTGACTAGAAGTATTATCAATCCAAGTCAGAGACTCCTCCATGTTACCAGAACAGATCCAAGGTAGCAATCCAATCTGTTGACCGTCTAGTAGAATATCAGTAGGGCTAGAATAGCACTTAATATTGGTATACTCTCCTAGTAGTAGATCAAGAGAGTTAACATCATTCGTATTTTTGTAATAGGTATCGTGATTGCCAGTTATAGCATGAATCTGTATATCATTATCTCTACATCTATCAAAGAAGTATGCTCTACACTTCTTAAGAGAAGAATAGTTGATATACTTACGCCTATCAAATACATCACCCAGATGGATGATAGTTTTAATATCGTTATCTAATAGGTAAGGGAAGAAAACATCATCATAGAACTTCTTAAAGTATCTATCGAATATTTCTGAGTCACCTCTAGCACCGAAATGAGTATCATTCAGTGTCGCTATCTTCATCTTCTTCATCCTCACTTACAAACTTATCAAGACCTTTTTTACGTTTTATCTTTTTTGACTCTAAGTTTGCTTCAAAGTTCTTAACAAATTCTGCTGTATTTTCATTATCTAAAGTAACATAGGATGGATTAAAATTTTCATCGACGTTATCTGACATTTCGACTAGCTCATTAAACACATATGAGTTCTCTAATGCTTTATGTTTAATGTATAGCTGCTTTTTCTCTTTCTGTATTCTACGCAAGAATGCGAAGTATGTAATCTGAGTAAAGTATGCGAAAGGGTTATCTGATTTAGATGGGTCAAAGTTATCGATATAACATATACAATTCTCTACACCATCAGAGATCATTTCCTCTCTGTATGAATAATTAATAAAGTTAGGCTTATGAGATAGCCTTTGTGCTATCATAAGCATACATTGTCCGAGGTATCTAGGTATAGTAGGTTTCGGATCACCACACTCTTCTGCCTCGACAACAGACTGCTTATAAGCTTTCATAGCTTCAAACATCTGCTTATTGTCGATGTAGTGGTTCGGCTTTCTTCTAGTCAATGCATTGTACCCGGATCAGTATTAGATAGTAATTCCATCATATTGGTAAAATTTTCCTGTTCTTCGCGAGTCATATTACTTCTATTAGGTCTAATAGGATCCTGTACTGACTCTTTTAATTGCAATTTCATATCCCTATCGACATACTCTCGTATGCCCTCTAAAAAATAATTATAGTATATTTCCACTTCTTGTGCAACTGGTACTATGTTGGTGATATGAACTTTTTTAAAACTATGCTCTGTAACTGCAGAGAAAGGCATCCATCTGTTAAGAAACATCGATGAGTGACCATGAGGTCTTAGATAGATATGCACTACTAATGGATCAGTCATAAAGATCTGCTCATCATCTTGGTTGGTTATTACACCAAGAATCTCTGCATGGTTAACTAATCTGATTAGTGTTACTGACATTCTTTAATCCCACGTTGTATATCTTATAATCAAACTTCTCTTGATTATAGATGTTAATCCTTTCAGCAAAATGAGTGATCGTATGATTCTTTTTCTGTTTCCAGGTTAAGTTATCTGCCACATCATATAGAACCGCAGCTGTTTTGTATTCGCCTAAACGAAGACCTCGACCGATAGATTGCAGGTTTCTAATACGTGACTTAGATGGTGATGCGAATATAATATTATGTAGGTTGCGTATATTAATACCGGTTGAGAACGTACCGTATGACGCTATAATGATACATCCATCACCTGAGTCTACAGCTTTACGAATATGCTCTCTATCCTCTGCTTTAACTGATCCATCTACGTAAAACACATTGTTTGCCCTTGGAGAGATAAGCGTCTCTAGGGCTCTTCCATGGTCAAGTGTCTTAAATAATATGAGGCTGTTACCCTTGAGAGACAATGAGAGATTAGCTAAAAACATATGTCTATCTGGGTTTGACTCAATATAAGACGTTTCATCTTGATATAAAGCTTTACAATATGTACGTCTTATTTCGTCTTCGTATTCGAGCACGATGCATTTGATGTTAAGGTTAGCGACGTGTCCTTCATCAATAAGCTCGGCAGTTGTCGTGACCTTTTTAACTGCACCGAAGAGGCCTTCGAGTACGAGTTTGTTTGTCTGGGTGCCATCAAGAGTGCCGGTAAAGCCGAACCTGTATTTGCAATCATATAGTTTAGTCATAATAGTTGTTAGAGACTTAGCTTTGAATAGGTGTGCCTCATCACCTACAACCAACTCAAATTGCTGAAACCAGTTCTTTGGCATCTTATAGATTGATTGCCAAGTAGTAACAGTAACCATATTGTCAGTATGTTTGTCTACACCAGCTGTAATGCGATGTATATCATCTTTGTATCCATATGACTCAAAGTCAGAAGCCATCTGATGTACAAGAGATGTTGTTGGTACAATGATAAGACTCTTTACACCATACCATTGTTGTAACATGTATATGATAAGAGACTTACCTGATGCCGTAGGAGATACACAAAGCGCTCTATCTTTTCTAACGCAATGTGTAAATGCTTCTAGCTGATAATCTCTTACTTCATATGGTAGTTTTAGCTCTTCGATAAATTCCTTAGCTTCAACTAACGAGAAATCATTGTCAGAGAAATCACTCTCTAACTCGACTTCGTAATCTCTTGTGCGACAAAATTCTTTGAGATGGGGCAGGAGTCCAGCATATAGAAGCCCTGTTGAGTAATTGAATAGCCTAATCTTGCCATCCCATACTCTGTTTCTATATGCTGGACTAAACTTTGCCCCAGGTACAGTGAATGTG